TGTCAAGGAAGTATCACGAGGGCCCACGAGTCCAAACTACAAAACGGACAAGATTTTCCTCCATACCCCTGGAGTCTCGCAACTCCAGCTTTCTCCACCCACCACCAGGCCAGCGGTTAACCTGTTGTGGTTACCAGCCACATCCAGGCGCCTACTGTACCCTTAGGCGGCACACGCACACTTTTTCTGGGTTTTTGTGATTTTGTGATTTTTATACTTAGTTTTACAAGATCTCCGCTTGTTATTAAACATCTGGTATAGCGCTAAAACGATTGGTCCACGGCGCGTAAGCTAGTGAGTTGATGTTGCTAGTCAACATCCATTATGCCAGGGTACCTTTTCGGCATCAATCTGTCTGCAATGACATCACCTACAACGGGGAGCATACGGCGCGCAGCGTACCGCAATCCACCCATGACCAGGTTGCCCACCTGCCACCCCCAAGTAGAGGCGGAGTTGTGCAACCCTTTGTGGTTGGAGTGTGCGTGTGAGGCCGCGGCCATAACCCTCGGATTTGAGGGTTCACCAGGCTTCGTGATAGCACTGATGACGCTCTGGTTATCGGTGACGCATTCCAGGTTCATGATGATTTCTGCAGCGACTGCTGTTGGCACAGTGGAGGCGTCTGGCAAGCCAAAGAACGCCGCACAAACTGTGTCATAGTCAGCCTCTGCATTCACCGCAATGTAGTCTTTCCAATTAACACCCGTGGGCCTACTTACGTAGTGTAGATCGAGACCGGCAACCGACTCGTTGACGACCGCGTTCCACAATCCACCATTGATGTCCACCCCGGCCTGCACCGGTTGAGCAGCAACCACAGCCCTGACCGAACCAGACTGGTTCGTGGGGGCCGCCGTACAGTAAAACCGAACACCCCAGGACACAACGCGGTAACGATCGAAGTTCGCAGAAAACTGCGCGTAATCGGTCGCGGGGGCGTGTGAGCCGAAGGTGCTGATCACTGTACCGGAATAGGTTGCGCCTTGCCGGTATAGCGCAGAGGGGTTTGGGATAACGCTGATGGACGCTGTGGTGCCAAGTGTGGTAAGATGTACAGTTGTACGCAACTGGAACGAGGTGCTAAAGGCGCTGTCATCATCGGCAATGCGGGCACCCCGGGCGGACTCACTAAAAGGGTCAACCATGCCTGTGACGGCCTGGATTTCCCCCTTGGAGAGTGCACCAAGAGTGGAGCGTTGTCGACGGGTTGGCAGCCCGTAGCTAAGGGAAGCCGGCCTCGTTGCCGACTTCGATTGTTTCTTCTTCTTCACTTGCTTCGATTTTGGAGCCATGTTTGGTTAATACACTGGCTAAAAGGTAACAACACTCAGTTGAAATGGTTGCACGAAAATGGTAGCTTTCTATCGGTTAGTGGGTCTGTTGTTACATCCAGCCGCCCAGGTTGCAGGTTGAACCGGTAGTCTCGGTACTCGGACTCGAGAGTGATTTGCTCTGAGGGGCTAACGCCATAAGCCTCCCAGAACGACACCCTGGCTTCCGTAGTCACCTCAACCGGGTCTGTCGCGAGACCGCGTGCCATAAAGCTGGCACCAGTCCTGGACACCCACGGGTGGTCACCAAAACTCCCACCACCTGAGCGAGCCAACGCGGCGTAGAAATTGTACAATACGGGCACTCCGGCTGTGAGTGCCATCCCACACCTACC